TGGTGATTTCAATGGTAACTCTAGAATGAACTCTGGTGACTTCTTCTTTGCTGGATTTGGTCATATGTATCGTTTGGGAACTCAAAACTCGTGGAATGCATATGAAGGATTTGGTGTTTCAAATTCGGATAATGGACAAAACGCAACATTTGAAGTAAACGTTTACGGTCAATCTGGTGATTGGAGTTCTTGTGGTTTCAACTCTAACGCTCGTAAATATGAGTGGTATTGCGGATATACCAAAATGATGGACTTGGATGAAGGTGGACACTTGAGAACTAGAGGTGCACAATGGGAGTGGAATGGTTTCTCTGATGCAGATTTAAAAACCAACTTACAGGTTATTGATAACGCATTAGAAAAAATATCACAAATTAGTGGTTACACTTATGAATTTACTGAAGATTCTCCATATAGAAACAATGATATTGAGGAAAGAACACATGGTGCTGGTTTAATTGCACAAGAAGTTGAAGCAGTATTACCTGTATTAGTTGATGAAGATTGGGTTGGTGGTGAATACAATAGATACTTCAAAACTCTTAATTACAATGGTGTACATGGTTTGACTGTTCAGGGTATTAAAGAATTAAAAGGATACCATGATACATTGGAAGATAGAGTTGCTGCATTGGAAAGTAGATTGGAGCAATTGGAAAGTAGAATACAAAATTTAGAAAATCAATAATTAAAGTTATAAACATTAAATAATATGGCAATTACATACGAATATTTTATCAAAGCAATGTCAACGGATACTGCTAGAATTAATAAGCAGGAATTTCCAAATACAATTAGAGCTATACATTGGGATTTAATTGGTACACATGAAGATGGAACGGTTGAGAAACTCGAAAGTATAACAACTTTTGTAAAATTTATGTCAAGACACACTGGTAGTTTTACAGCATATGATGATGTAACTCCAAATCAGGTTATGAATTGGATTGATGAAGCAGCTGATACGGATTCAATGAAATTTGGTTTAGATATGGCAATAAATAAAACACAAATTGTGCCAAATACTACTCATTTTAATAATTTACCTTGGAACAAATAAAAATAAAAAATAAATATATTTATACTATATAATAAAAGATTAAAATTATGGGATATACATACGAATGGTCAGTAGCTGGTGTTAAAAAAGTGAACTCCGAAAATATAGATGAGGCAGTAATTGGTACAAGATGGAAAGTTATTTGTACTGACGAAGATGGAAATACTGGTGAATTTGTGGGAGCAACTCCATTTGATTTGCATACAATTGATACCGGAAGTTTTACAGCATATCAAGATTTAACAGAAGAGCAAGTATTAGGGTGGATTAAAAATGTGGTTAGTGGTTCAAACCGAATGACTAATTATTGGGACCACATTCAAGGACAAATGGATAAACAAATTAGTAGAAGTAAATTATCATTTACTGAAGTTAGTGATATTAGTTTACCTTGGTCACCAACATCTGGTTCTGTGACACCTGACCCATTACAAAAAGAATACTAATAATACTACAAATTATTATTTTTAATACCCAATTCATATTTTTAATATAAAATTTATGTTTTGGGTATTTTGTTTATATTTATATGTGTAAATTGGAAAACTTTTTACAAAATAACAAACATAGAATTTTAGAGATAAAAAAATGGCAGAAAGAATTGTATCACCCGGTGTATTCACAAGAGAAAACGATTTATCCTTCTTAGCGCAAGGAATTGGTGAAATCGGAGCAGCATTTATAGGACCTTTTAAACAAGGACCGGCATTCGTACCAACGATTGTAAGAACTCAATCAGAATTTGAAGATATCTTCGGAACACCTGATGGAACATATTATACTGAATATGCAGTACAAAATTATTTGAGAGAGGCTGGTTCAGCAACTATCGTAAGAGTAGCTGGTACTGATGGATATACTCAAGTAGCACCTTTAGCAATATTTGCATCTGGTTCATCTGCATCCAATAAACCAGGTACTAAATTAATTGGTGTATTATACTCAACCAAAAACGGCGATGAAGCAGTTGGATTTACTGGAGCTACTGTAGTTAGTGATTCAAATCTAGATGGTTCATTTGTAATTAATACATTAACTGCCGGTGTGAATGTATCTTCATCAATTTTAGCAACGGCTACAAATGATTTAGGTGATGTATTTGGTGAATCTCCATTTGGTGCAAAAACAGCATATACATATGCATATTTTGAAAATCAAGCATCTTTCTATACTGGTTCAGCTGGAAATAATATTGTAATAACTAGAGTTGTGTTACCATCTCAAACTTATACTAATGGATTTTCTGCCGCAGAAACTCCAATGGTTAAATCTCAATTAATTAGTGGTGAAAGATATGACCTTTTCAAATTTTACACTTTAGGACATGGTGATGTTTATAATACTAAATTTAAAATTGGTATTTCAAACGTTAAGGCAGCTGGTGAGGATGGTGCAACTGATTATTCTGTATTTACTGTAACTGTTCGTTCATATTCCGATACTGATAAGAGAAAGGTAGTTTATGAAACATTCAACAATGTAAACTTAGACCCTTCATCTACAAACTATATTGGAAGAAGAATTGGTGATAGATATATTACATTAGATTCTGATGGAAAAATTACTGAAAATGGTGATTACCAAAATCGTTCAAAATATATTAGAGTTGAAATAGCAGCTCAGGGTTCATTCCCTATATCAGCAGCACCATTTGGACATGGGGCATATACAAACCCAATTACGGCAACAACTGCCGCTGAATCTCTTTTAGTACCTGCGGTAACTTTCCAAACAAACTCAACTGGAAATACATCATCATCTCCAATATATTATTCTGGATTTGATTTTGAAACTGTTGGTGTAGCAATGGACAACAAACAGTATTTAAAACCAATTCCTACAAATGCACAAACTGGTTCTAACGTAACATTTGCATTTGATTCTCAACTATCATATGTAATGACAGGTTCATTATCATCTGATATGGTTAAAAGACAATTTGTATTAGCATTTCAAGAAGGTTTTGATGGCATGAATCCAACCGTAAGTAAAGCATTGGGAACTGATATAACTAGTGCAAACACACAAGGATTTAATTGTTCAACTGGAGTAACATCTGGTACAACTGCATATTATAAAGCAATAAACGCTGTATCTAATCCTGATGAGTGGGATATAAATTTAGTTGTAACTCCCGGTATTATCCGTTCTTTACATCCATCTGTAACTACTAAAGTTATTGATATGGTTGAAGATAGACAAGATTGTTTCTACATTGCTGATTTTAGTGAAGTTGATTCGGATATAGCAGATACTACATTACAATCTAATTCAGTAGATTCTAACTATGTAGCAACTTACTACCCTTGGGTTAAGACAATTGATAATAACAATAATAAAATAATGAGTGTTCCACCTTCAGTATTATTACCTGGAGTATTTGCAGCTAATGATAGATTAGCAGCAGAATGGTTCGCACCTGCTGGTTTAAATAGAGGTGGTATCACTGGAGCAATTAGTGTATTAAATAGATTAACACACTCTGAAAGAGATACTCTTTATGAGAACAAAGTAAATCCAATCGCTTCATTCCCTGGACAAGGTATTGTGGCATTTGGGCAGAAGACATTGCAAGATAAGGCATCGGCATTAGATAGAATCAACGTAAGAAGATTATTAATCACTGTTAAGAAGTTTATTGCATCTACTTCTCGTTACCTATTGTTTGAACAAAACACTACAACGACTAGAAATAGATTCTTAAACACTGTAAACCCTTATTTTGAAGCAATCCAACAAAGACAAGGTCTATACGCATTCAAAGTGGTAATGGATGAAACCAATAACACTCCTGATGTAATCGATAGAAACATACTTGCTGGACAAATCTTCTTACAACCCGCTAAGACAGCTGAATTCATTATAATTGATTTCAACATCTTACCAACTGGAGCATCGTTTAACGCTTAATTAAGAAAAAAACGAAAATCCAATATTTATTAATAACAAAATAGAAATTAAAAAAAATGGCAGAGATACTAGAGTTTGATAAGATGTTCTATACGAACTTCGAACCTAAAATGAAACATCGTTTTACGGTGGAAATGAGTGGTACTGATATACAAGCGTACACTGTAAAGGTGGCACAAAGACCAACAATACAATTTGAAACTGTTACTTTGGACCATATCAACATAAAAAGAAAGTTACAGGGAAAAGGTGAGTGGGCTAACTTAACTTTGACACTTATTGACCCAATCGTTCCATCTGCTGCACAAGCGGTAATGGAGTGGGTACGTTTAGGGCATGAATCAATCACTGGTAGAAGAGGATATGCACAATTTTACAAAAAAGATTTAACTATTAAAATGTTAGGTCCTGTGGGTGATGTAATTGAACAATGGACTTTAAAAGGAGCATTTATTGTGAATGCAAACTTTGGAGAGTTGGATTGGTCAAATGCTACTGACCCTGCTGATATCACTTTAGAATTGGCATACGATTATGCTATTTTGGAATACTAATAGTATCTACTATAATATTAAAAAAGGGATTTCCGAAAGGTTATCCCTTTTTTATTTCTAAATTTTTTATTTTTATGTATTTATATATACAAAACAAACAAATAAAGTTATGAGTGAAAAACAACAATATGAGTTCCCAACGGAAGTAATTTCCTTACCATCTGAAGGTAAATGCTACCCATCTGATAATCCACTATCAAAAGGTACAATTGAAATAAAATATATGACAGCTAGAGAGGAAGAAATTCTTTCATCTCAAAATTTAATCAAAAAAGGAGTTGTTTTGGACAAATTATTTGAATCAATTATAGTTGATAAAGATATCAATCCAGATGATATTCTATTAGGTGATAAAAATGCTATTATGTTAGCTACTCGTATTTTAGGATATGGACCTGATTATACAATTGAATCCACAGACGATGAGGGTAATAAAGAAGAAGTAACTATTGATTTGGGTGGAGTTCAAACAAAAGATATTGATTTTGATTTACTTAATAGTGAAAATCGATATGAATTTACAATGCCACAAACAAAAACTAAAATAGAATTTAAGTTATTAACACATGGTGATGAAAAGGCAATTGATGCGGATGTAAATGCTATGAAAAAGTTTAATAAAGGTGGTATATCAACGGAACTAACAACAAGATATAGATACATCATTACTTCAGTTGATGGTAAATCTGATACTAAAAGTGTAACTGATTTTATTAATAATAAGTTTTTGGCTAGAGATACAAGAGCATTTAGAGAATATATTAGAAAAATATCTCCTGATGTTAATATGGAATTTGAATATCAAAACCAAATTACTGGAGAAATGGAGGTACGTTCTATTCCTATGGGAGTAAGCTTTTTTTGGCCTACCAATTAATTATAGTACAATACTTCATACACAAATATTTGAATTGTGTTACTATGGTAATGGGTTTATCCAATCGGATGTTTATAGAATGCCGGTTCATATACGGAACTTTTATTATAAACAATTAGTTGAAGCTAAAAAATCCGAAAAGAAAAGACAGGATGATGCAAATACAAACGCTAAACAAAGTAAAGTAAAGGTGAGGAGATAATTTCCTCACCTTTTTTTGTATCACTATATTTATAGTAGTATAACTACATATAAGATGAAAATAACAAACGAAGATAGAAAATTATTTAAAGAAATTTACTCAAAATACAAATTAAAAGAAGGTATATTGAGTAGATTATTTGTTAGAGCTTTACAAAAAAATATAAAAAACGATAAAGGCATTCAAGATGCAATTAAAGATGCCGATGCTTCTTTAGAACGTGCTCAAAAAACCATTGAAGATAGATTTGATGGTGATACTGAACAAATAAAAAAAGCAATTCCAGATAGTGTAAGAAAATATTTGGGATTTAATTATTAATTATGGCTAGTAGAACCACAGAAGAAAAAGATTATCAAGATTTGTTAAAAGTTACCCAAAGTATGTTTGGTGACATGAAACGAGCTATGTCCGAATTATCTTCGGAATCTGATGGTAGAAATAGAAAATTAAAACAACAGGTCGATATAACTAATGAAATATTAGATAGTACGACCAGTATCGCAGATACTCAAAAAATAATAAATGCCATAACTACTCAACAAAATAATATTAATAGACAAAATTATGGTGTTAATGAACAAATAAAAAAATCACAATTAGCACAATTAGATGCAGTTAAAGGTATATTAAAAAGCGCAGAAGATACTAAAAAAGTATTTAAAGCGGTAAATGATATTGTTAAACAATCAAGTGATAGTTTTGGTAGTAGTATTGATAATGCATTAAATAAGTTTGATGATATACCTGTAATTGGAAAAGCATTAAAAAACATTTTTAAACCATTTGCTGATAATACAAAAAATATAGTAAATAAAACAGCAACTAAATTTTCATCTGGGTTTAAGAAATCATTTTTAGAATCAAGAGTATCAGGTCAATCATTTACAAACTCATTAGCAAACGGATTAAAAGGTGGTGCTGGTGAGGCCGCTGGTATGGTTAAAGTTGCTGGAAGATTATTAGCGGCATTAGGACCAATTGGTATAGCTGTGTTAGCAATTGCAGCAGGAGCGGCACTTGGATATAAACGTTTTGTAGAAATAGATTCCGCTGCAAAATCATTTAGAGAATCTACCGGATTATTAAACTCACAAACAAAAGGACTTCAACAAAATATACAAAACATATCAAGAGATATGGCAGGATTGGGCGTTTCTGCTGAAGATGTTGCCGAAGCCGCTGGTCAATTTACACATGAATTTGGAGGATTAGAGCAACCGGCAAAAGGTACATTGGAATCGATGGTAATGCTCAATAAAAATTTTGGTGTAGGATTTAGTGAAGCAACTAAATTAAATAAAATATTCCAAAATATGGGTGGGTTATCCGAAGCTCAAGCTCAATCTATGACCAATTCGGTAGCTGAAATGTCAAAACTGGCAGGAGTTGCACCATCCAAAGTCATTGCTGATATAGCAAACAATAGTGAAGTTGCATACAAATATTTTAGAGGAGGTCCAAAAGAATTAGCAAAAGCAGCCGTAAGTTTAGCAGCAATGGGTTCTTCATTGGAGAGTGCAGCAAAATCATCCGAATCGTTATTAGATTTTGAAAGTAGTATAACATCCGAATTAGAAGCTAGTGCAATGTTAGGTAAACAACTTAACTTTGATAAAGCTAGAACTGCTGCATTCAATGGTGACCTTTATGGGCAAGAAAAAGCCATAATGGAACAATTGCAAGGTATTGGTGATATATCAAAAATGAATTATTACCAAAAAGAAGCATTAACCAAAGCAACTGGTAAAGAAATTGGTGAATTGGAAAATCTACAAAGAATACAAGAAAGATTTCCTGATTTAGATGAAAAAAGATTAGCAGCAGCAAATGCTTTATTAGATTCTGGAAAGGATATAAGTAAAATAACAGATGCGGATTTAGATGCACAAACTAAAAGATTAGCAAGTCAAAAAGAAATGCAATCTCAAATGGATAATTTACAAAATAGTGTATCCGCATTGGGAACTGGATTTATGGATATGTTTGAACCATTTGCTGCATTTTTAATGCCAATTATTACTGATTTGGTTGATATAATTGGTTCAATATTGATGCCACTTATGAAAGGAATTGGGGCTGTTTTTAAAATAGCTTTTGGTGCACTAAGTGCGGTATTTAATGTACTTACGGCAATTATAAAACCAATATTTGCAATAGCTGGAGCTATTTTTGAAGGTTTGATAACTCCAATATCAATGGTTGGTGATGCGCTTGAACCTATTTTTGCTAAATTTGGAGAATTAAAAAATAAAGTAATGGAAGCTATAACACCATTACTACCAATATTTAGTTTTTTAGGTAAACTTTTAGGTACTATTATAGTTGGGGCTGTTAATATTTTAGGTAAAGCATTTGATTTTGTATTTGGAGGATTGTTTTCAGTTATTGAAAGTATATCTAAATTTATACAAACTTATTTAGTAGAACCAATAATTGGTGCTATTGATAGTATAAAATCAGGATTTGATACTGTAGCTAGTTATATACCTGGTTTTGGTGATGATACGAAAGAATCTAAAGAAGGAGTTCAAAGTGATACATCATCTGTACAAACACAAGCAGCAAATTCGGGAGGAACGATAGCAGATGATGCAATTAATGATGGTATTGTTCAAAATGGTAAAGTAATATCAACAAATCCAAAGGATACATTAATAGCAACTCAAAATCCATCGCAATTATCAAACGGATTGGGTGATGATAGTATGTTGGGTAACTTAATGAGTACGTTATCATCTGCAGCTGGTATGGCGGGTAGTATAATGACACCGGATGCATTAAAATTTGATGAATTAATTTCTGAAATAAAAGGATTGAGAGCAGATTTAATTGGAGGTAAGGTTGGTGTTAATATGGATGGTAAAAAGGTAACAGCCGGAGTTTCAAGAGTAGTAACACAAACAACTGGAAATGCTTACGCACTTAGATAATGGGAAAAACTATAAGAGAACTTTTTGAAACTCAAAAATTAACAGGTACACAAACTGCTCAACAATTCTACGAAATTCGTAATAGTAAAGATATACCCATATCCACTCCAAATGGCGCTTTAAATGCAACTTCATTTGCTTTGGTAAACAAATTGCGTAGAAGTAATATAAGCGATAGAACGAAAGAAACTATTATTGAAGAAGAGTTATTAGGATTAAGACAATTACGTTTTTTATCACAACCAATAATATATGGCACGGATATTATCAGATTAAATAGATTATCCACTAATATGTTGGATGATATGAAAGCTGGTACTGGTAATAATGCCGCTAATAATGGTATAATTGGTAATGCATTAAACAAATTAAAAACAAAAGGATTATCATTAGCATCTAAAATTGGTATAGCATTTCCTGAAGAAATTATTCCATCAAGAATCGTATTAAAAGATGATTTTAAATATGGTCTTGAACCAAATACAATGGAAACTTTAGCTAAAATTCAAAAAGATGCTGGTGGAACATTGGTTGGTAAATTTTTAGCTCAAAATGTAAAAGGTACTCCTCAACAAATTGGAAATGCAATATTGGGGTCTGGTATTCAATTGGCAAAAGATAAAGTTCAAACTTATTTATTTGGTGCAAGAAAAAGTGGACAACAATTATTAGCAAAAACAAATCCAGCAGCTAAATCTTACTCAAGTTCAGTACCATATTCTTCAACTGTAGACCCAACTGGTGTAGAATTAAAAATGAGAAACGATTTATCATCAGCTACTGATGAGTTATCAAAATTTAAAAAAGATGGACCTGGTAATATAAGTGGAGAATTTTTAACATTAAATAAACAATCAAAAACAAATAATTTATTTCCTTCAATTATTGGAAATTCATCTACGGCAAATTTATTTAACATACCTGTTGTAGGAGCAAATTCATCAAATTCATTTACAATTCCAAAAGCAAATGTAAATAACTTAATTTCAGGTAGAAAAGAAGGACAGCAATCATTAGGTAATCAATTTAAAAAATTTGGTACTGGTGAAAGTATTTTAAAATACAATCCAAGTAATCCAATAAGTAAATACTCAAATACAATTGATGCATCATCTTTTACAATTGGACAAAGAAATGATTTATCTACTACATTAAACCAAATGGGTGGTATAGACCCTGCAAGTAATGCATTAATAAATTCAACTACAAAAGATAAACAAAGTACATCCGTATTAGGAGCTCCTTTTTCTGGTTTAAATAAAAAAAGTGATTTAGGAAAAGATTTGTTTAAACCTTTGGCTGGTAAAAATGGTATATCGTTACCAAATGGTTCAATAATAGCACCATCTGAAAAAGCATCGGATTTATTAACCGGTAGAAAGGAAGGACAGCAAGAATTAGGTAAAAAAGTTGAAGAGGGATTGGGAAGTGATATACTTAGATATGACCCAAGAATTCCCGCAACTGCTTATTCAAATACGGTAGATGAAACAAATAATGAAATTGCAAGTAGAAATGATTTATCTACTAAATTAAGTATTAAACAAAACGTAGCTGAAAAAGCATCTACTGGAAACGAATTAAATATAATTGGTATTGGAAATAGTGGAGTACCACAAAAAACGGATAAGAAAAAATTTAGTTCGGATAATATTGCTAAATCGGCCGAAGCAAAAAATGGTATTACTTCTACTGGAGACACTATAAATTCTAAAAACTTTTATACCGATAATAATGGTGAAGATGATACATTTGGTGATTTGGATTTTATTATGATAAAAATTCAATCAGTTCCAACCGGCAAATCTGTAAATTTCCCAGCAACAATAACTGGTATTACTGAAACTGTATCACCAACTTGGGATTCAAATAAATTTTTAGGTTCTCCATTTAATTATTATACATATGCTGGTATAGAAAGAAGTGTTACTTTTACTCTTAAAATGTATTCATTAAATTCACAAGAACACGTAGCATGTTGGGAAAGAATAAATTTTTTAACATCATTAACATATCCTGCTGGTTATTCTGGACAAACTTATGTAATTCCTCCATTTTTACGAGTTACGATTGGTAGTTTATATAAACGTAAAGAATGCTTTATTGAGAGTTTAACATATACTGTTGATGATAATGGTGGATGGGAAGTTGGAGATAATATGGATTATGATTCAACTGGAAAAGTAAATATTGAAACAGATGGAGCAAGAGCATCGGTAAGTAAAAAAATGAAAAATTACCAATTACCATTAATTGTTGATATGAATATTACATTGAAATTTATGGAAGCTAAAACAAATACACAAAGTAATTTTTATGGATTTAATAGTACGCTCCCATCTGGTCAAGCAGAGCAAACAATTGGTAAAGCAAATCCACAAAAGAAAGCAGCAGTAGTAACAAATAAAACACCATCAACTTTGTTAAATAAAACAAATTATGATAAACGTGTTAAAGAATTACAACAAAAAGCAGATAAAGAAAATCCATTTAACAAATATTTAAATAAAGGTAAAAGTGCTGGTGGGTTATTGGGTGTATCTGGTCTTTAAATCAAATAATTAAAATGCAAAGTAGATATTCAAATAACGAAACTAAAAAAACTATTGATGGTAGAACTGTATATAAACCAAAAATATACCCAAACATACCATTGAGAGATGATGATTTGTATGTTGCTACTGAAACTGGTGATAGATTGGATACATTGGCTTATGATTATTATAGAGATTC